GATACAAAGGTGAGCGAGGCACTAACGGCCCAGCGGCTGCTGCTGGTGACATCTTTAGGGTGCATGAGCACACGCTAAATACAAACGTAACCATTGACGCAACAGAGAACGCACTAGCATCTGGCCCAGTAGCCGTAGCATCAGGTGTCACTCTTACTGTCACAACAGGAGGGAACTTGAGCATTGTCTGAGATACGAGTTACAACGGTAAGTGATACGGCTGGCACTGGCCCTGTTACGCTGACTAAGCAACACGCTGCAAAGGCTTGGGCAGATATTGCTTCTGCTGGTTCACTTGATGATAGTTTTAATGTTAGCAGTTTAGGTGATGATGGGTCAGGGGATAGAAGTATTAATTTAAGTTCTGCAATGGGTAGTGCAAACTTTGCTGCTAACTCAACAATTATATATGCACATGGTAGTTCTGGTCATGGTGTAAGAAACTCACCAGTAGCTTCTATAACGGCTAGTGTTATTAATATAGACACAGGTTCTACAAACGGTAGCGGTCAGTTTAGTTTTCAAGACCAGCCCTCTGGAATGTCAGTACACGGAGACCTAGCATGAGTACGATAACGGTCACAAACATAAAAGCCACAGGTGAAACAGCTAGTCGTGCAGTTAATGGAGTTGCTGGTGCATCAGGAGCGGTAAACACTGCTTCTTTTGGGTCAATAGAAAGCAACAACGTCAGTTCTTATACAGACAGAGCAACAGGTTCTGTTTATGCAAATTTATCAAATGCTTTTAGCTCTACAAGTTACACAACAGTTGGTGGCAGTAGTCCAGTAGCAATTGGGTCTATGTCTACGGCAAACAACAATAGAACAATAATTATTTCCCCAGATACAGCATCAAGAATTTCTTTTAACGAGTTTGCTTGCTCATCTGGGGTTATTGAAGATGACCCCTATTTAGCCTTTATTGCCACAGGAGACCTAGCATGAGTACACTAGAAGTATCCAACCTCAACGATGGCACAACAACTGTAGCGACTACTTATATTACCAATGGGTCTGCAAAGGCTTGGGTTAACTTTAATGGAGATGGTACTGTTGCAATTCGTGATAGTCAAAATGTAAGTAGCATTACCGATAACGGAACTGGTGCTTACACAATTAATTTCAGCAATGCGTTTGGTGCGGCTGATTTCGCTTGCACAAGTGCTTGCGGTGAATCACTCCAAGGTTCAACAAATTTTTTTTGTAACCCTTATAATGTTTTGGTTGGTGAGGTTTCGTTAGCAATTTATTCAGCAGCCGCCTCATCATTCGATAGGGACACTGTACACGGAATTGTAATGGGAGACCTAGCATGACCCACGGACACCTATGGGATAGGTTAGCAGAAGCCAAGACTAGGCTAGAGCCTGTGCAGTCTAAGTATCGTGTGTTGTTCGAAGACCCAGCTACACCAGACGAACCAGCCAAGGTATTAGTGCCAGATCCTAACTGGATGGCTTGTGCATTGGAGGGTGGGATATTGCCACCTATAGAGACATACCAGCGTGACAGAGATGTGCCTGATGGAGAGCCAAAGGAGCATCCATACGCTGAACCTATCGGTGCTATGACAGAGGAAGAAGCAATAGAATACTTAGTCAAAAAGGATATAGATCCGTCAGTATGGCGAGACTATAAAGGTAACAGAACGATCCTAAAGATTGTACCTGTTGAGATGATCCCTAGTGATCGGTCATTTAGAAACGCATGGAGAATAATGCAATGACAACTTACATCAATATCAACGGAGATGTTCGTGAAGCATCTTCTCTAACTGTACCAACAGACAGAACTTTCAGAGGTGCTTGGCAGTTCAACGGTGACGCTGTGGAAGTAGACATGGCAGCAGCTAGGAACATTCACAAAGATAACTTACGTGCTGATCGTGTAGCTCGTATGGAGGCTCTAGACGTTGAGTTTATGCAAGCCCTAGAGGCTGGCAATAGTACGAGTGCTATAGCTACCAAGAAGCAAACCTTGCGTGACATCACAGATGACAGTCGTATCGCATCAGCATCAACACCAGACGCTTTGAAAGCATTGGACATAGCAACTCTATTAGGAGAGTAAGCAATGAGCAGAGCTAGAGATTTAGCAGCCTTTGTATCTAATGCAGATGGCGACATAAAGTTTGATACAGATACCCTGTTTATCGATAGCTCTGCTAATCGAGTGGGTATTGGTACGGATACGCCAAGTGAATCATTACATATTACTAATGCAGATGATGCTGTTGTTTTACTTGAAAGCACAGGTTCAGATGCTACTGATGATGCTAACATCCAACTTAAAACAACTAATGGCACTTTTACAATTCAGAACGATAGGAGCATTGGAACATCTGGTGCTTTAACTGTAGCTGGTAATACTTCAAACAATATTGTTGTTGACCATAATGCTGGTAATGTTGGAATTGGTGTCACACCTTATTCTCACAGTGGATTGGGAACTCTTTCAACTGTCAACAATTTGTCATTAATTGGAAACGGAACATCTGGTGCTTATGTTGGTTACAATGTTTACTATAATGGTGATTGGAAGTATGCAGAATCTTCTGCGGTTTCTTTATTATCTTTTCAAAACGATGGCACTCTTACTTTAAGACAGGGAGCAAGTGGTACAAAAGATAACGCAGTAAGTTTGTCAGAACGTATGCGCATCGACAGCAGCGGTAACTTGCTGGTGGGTCGAACAAGTCAAATTGCTGGTGGCAAAGTCTGCATTGACTATACTAACGGTGTGACCGCTGGTATGGGTATTAAAGACACAAAAACTACAGGCACTGGGGTTCCAATACAGATTGTTAATGGCTCTGGCACTATTGTTGGCAGTATTTCGCAAAACCAATCTTCAACATCTTTTAATACAACTTCAGACTATCGACTGAAGGAGAATGTTACTGATGTCACGGATGGGATTACAAGAGTAAAGCAGCTTGCGCCTAAACGCTTTAACTTCATTGCAGACGCAGACACTACCGTAGACGGTTTCCTAGCACACGAGGCTCAAACAGTCGTACCTGAAGCAGTTACTGGTACGCACAACGAAGTCGATGATAATGACAACCCAGTGTATCAAGGCATTGATCAAAGCAAGTTAGTGCCATTGTTAACAGCCGCACTGCAAGAAGCAATCACAAAGATCGAAACACTTGAAACAGAGAACACAGCAATCAAAGCAAGGCTGGATGCTTTAGAGGCTGGTTAATGTCAACTCTAAAACAAATTAGAATTGCTGCTGAAAGTGATCTTGTAACATTCATAAGGTTAGTAGCACCAGAGCAAGTACTAGGACAAGCCCACGAGGATGTCTGCAACTGGTGGATAAGACCTGAAGCTAAGTCACACCAACTCTTACTCTTTCCTAGAGACCACGGTAAGTCAAGATTAATAGCGTTTAGAGTAGCTTGGGAGTTGACAAAGAACCCAACTTTACGTATACTATACATATCAGCTACAGCTAACCTTGCTGAGAAACAACTAGGTTTCATTAAAGGAATACTTACTTCAGACATATACAGAAGGTATTGGCCTGAACACGTAAACTTTGATGAAGGTAAACGAACACGATGGACTAACTCAGAGATTATGTTAGACCATCCATTAAGGAAGAAAGAAAATGTTAGAGACCCTTCGATCTTTACTGGTGGACTTACTACATCGCTTACAGGCTTACATTGTGACATTGCTGTCCTCGATGACTGCGTGGTGTATGAAAATGCTTACACAGGCGAAGGACGCAATAAAGTCAAAAGTCAATACTCTCTTCTCTCGTCTATTGAAGGTGCTGAAGCGAAAGAGTGGGTAGTAGGAACTAGGTATCACCCTGCTGACTTGTACAACGATTTATTACAAATGACTGAGGATCAGTACGATAAAGATGGTGATAAGATAGGTGAGGATAGTATCTACGAGATATTTGAGAAACCTGTAGAAGAACGTGGTGACGGAACAGGTGAGTTCCTTTGGCCTAGAACCCAGCGCAAAGACGGTAAGTGGTTTGGGTTTGACATGAAGATACTAGCTAAGAAACGTGGTCAGTATCTAGACAAAGGACAGTTCAGAGCACAGTACTACAACGATCCTACTGACCCTGACAACGTACCTGTCTCACCAGATAAGTTTCAGTACTACGAAAGAAAACACGTAAGAGAGGACAACGGCTACCTGTTTTACAAAGATAGTAGACTAAACGTCTTTGCTGCTGTTGACTTTGCTTTTAGTTTAAACAAACGTGCTGACTATACAGCAATAGTTGTGATAGGTATTGATGCAGAAAACAACGTCTACATCTTGGACATCGACAGATTCAGGACTGACAGAATATCTGATTACTTCGAGCACATACTCCACATGTCAAACAAGTGGTCATTCAGAAAACTCAGAGCAGAAACAACAGTCGCACAAATGGCAATCGTCAAGCAACTCAAAGAACTTATCAAGCAACACGGACTAGCTATAAGCATTGACGAATACAGACCAAATAAAAACCAAGGTAATAAACAAGAACGTATAGCTTCAATACTTGAGCCACGTTATGATAACATGGGTATCTGGCACTACAGAGGTGGCAATACTCAAATATTAGAAGAAGAGTTGTCATCACGTAATCCTGCTCACGATGATGTTATAGACGCACTAGCTTCAGTCATAGACATGGCTGTCAAACCAGCTAGAGTAATACGTAGGAGTAGAGATAACGTGGTACAGTTTAATTCTAGATTCGGTGGAGTGTCCTTCTAATGGCTGGAACAACTATTGACCTTCAGACTATGATTGATCCTCACGGTCTAGCAACAGACATTGCTGATCGTTGGGTTAATTGGAATCAAGCAAGACAAACAAAGGTTGAAGAGTGGAAAGAGTTACGTAATTATATTTACGCAACAGATACACGTAATACAACCAACAGCAAGTTACCTTGGACTAACAGTACAACTACTCCAAAGTTAACACAGATAGCTGACAACCTACACGCTAATTACTTTGCTGCTTTGTTTCCTCAGAAGCGTTGGTTTAGGTTTGAAGCTCAAGACAACGATGCTAACACAAAGTCTAAACGAGATGTTATTCAGGCGTACATGGAAAACAAGTTACGTCAGTCAGACTTTGCTAACACAACAAGTAAACTAATCAATGACTACATTCAGTACGGAAACTGTTTCGCTACAGTAGAGTTTGAAAGAGACTACACAACATACGAGGATGGTGAGACTGTAGTAAACTACATAGGACCAAAGCTTGTACGTATTAGTCCTTTTGACATTTGTTTTAGTCCTCTAGC